GTTATCGAGGGACCGTGGAAAGGAAGTACTAAAGCTTCTAAACTAGATGAAAGTAAATATGCAACTGATAAAGAATTTAAAAGTGATTTAAGCTCTACTATGTTGAATGTTGTGGAAAATGATCCCGATTTTAATCTTGAAATAATTGAAAGACTTAAAAAAGAAGGGGATAGAATTTATTCTCCTTATGGAGAAGGTAAACTTCTTTCACCAGATCAAAGACAAAAAGTATTAAATGAAATAAAAGAAGTAATGACAGATGCTGATTATCAACAACAATGGGGTATTGAACCTGGTACGTATACAGACGATATGTTTAAAATAGATATAGAAGAAGTTGGTAAAACATCTAAACCTGTAGTCAAAGAAACAGTTTCAGAAACAATAGATATTAGTACAATGACTAATGATGATTTAAACAAGTTAGTTGATGAAATACATATGAACGAAGGTAAAATGGCTGAAGTAGATTCTACTGGTGGTACTAAAATGGGATATGAAGAGTTTAAAAAATTAGAGGCAAGAAATGAAGCTATTAAAAAAGCATTAGCTGACGCTCAAAAAATATATGAAGACTTAGGAGACGCAACTGGAGACTTTAAATATGATTATCAACTCTGGCTTCAGGCTAGAAAAAAATTTTTTACAGTTAGCGATCATATTGCATACATCAAAACTTTAGAACCGGTTGAAGCGATGAAGGAAGTAAATAGGGTTTTAAAAGGTGAAGGTAGATACAAAGGTATATCTAAAAAAGACCAAGATCAGATTTTTACCGACACTAACGATTGGGTTAATCAAAGAGATCCATCAGATAGATGGGATTATAAAAAGAACAGACCTTATAGAGATGACCCTAATTTTGATCCCGATGATCCTGATTATGATCCAGATGATGGTTTATATGCCAAAGGCGGCCGTGTTGGTTTTGACAGTGGTGGAGACCCACTTACAAGACTTAAAAATCAAATTGTTGAAAGCATGAAACCTTATGCTCCCGGTATATCCGAAGATAGACTGTGGATAATTGTTAAAGATATTACTTTAGACATGAGCCCAGAACAAGCTCAAGAATCAGCAATAGCAAATTTTAAAAAGAATTTTGCCAAAGGCGGCCGTGTTGGTTTTGACAGTGGTGGCTGGGGAAAAGGTGGTTCTAATATTATAGATGAAGATTGGGACGCAGGTCATGATGATATGGAAGGAATTTTAAGATTGTTAAAGCAAGACCAAACTGCTCCTCAAACTATTGGATCTGTAGGTTATCAACCTGTTGCCCAATTGGATACACAAGGTCTATTAGATTTAATAAATCAAAAACACGGTGCAGGAAGTTTAATGAGAGGAAGTGATATACCTCAACCCCCTAAAAGTGAAGAAATAGAAATAAGGGAATTATTTAATAAATGGAATAGTATGTATAATGGCTAAAGATATTGTTATAAATTATTCATCTGGTGAAATACTAGAACCTAAAAAAAATCTAACCTTAGGGGAAAGATTTTTTTCAGGCGGTAATCCTTTACCAGAGGACCCAACTAAACCTATAAATCCTTGGGCACCTAAACCAATAGGACCAGTTTTACCTAATAAACAGCTAGCCGAACTAACTAACATGAACACTCCTGACTTGGAGCAATCTCCAGATTCTTTTTTAAAATCTGGTGAGACTTTAGAAGATTGGGATGTAACGTTCAGAAGACCGAATGCTTATGGTGGGTTGCAGAGAACAGGGTTTGCTAAGGGACCAGAAAAAAAATATATTACACCTTTAAGAAGAAAAGGTTTTACAGGTTCAAAATTTAATAGTGTTCCTGATCCAACATATTCGGATGGAAGAAGAAGAGTTAAAACTAAAGCTTATGAAGCTTGGTTAAAAGAACAACATGCTCTTCCTAAACCAAAAAACCTTTATACAAGAACAGTTCGTCCAGAACTAGATAATTATTTAATTGAAATTGCAGAAGCTATGCGGGAAGCAGATAATACTCAAGATTTTGAATATTTAATGAGAAATAAGGAAGCAACAAAAAAATTAGAAAAACAACAAGCTGAAGCTAGAAAAAAAGCAGGAAAAAAAGTTTATAAACAAAGAGTTTATCCAAAAGGAATGTTAAGCTTAGAGGCTATAAAAGTTTTAGAAAATTTAGAAACTAATCCAGTTAATTTAAAAATAATAGCTGATTCTTTAGGTGAGGATATGGATTGGGTATTACAAATATTAGACGAAAGAAATCAATATGTAGAAGATGTTAAAGGTGAAAGAGCTTTAGCAAAAGATGAACCTAAATATAAAAAACCTAGAAATGATTATTTAAAAGTTGAAAACTGGTTGCAAAAAAATGCTAAGAGATATTCTACCCCACAAGCTTTTGAAAAAGCTTTAATTAAAAGATTTGGTACAGATAATCAATTTATTAAGGATATGAGATCTAATCAAAAATTAACTAGAACTTATTTTAGTGATGGTTTTAAAAAACTGATGTTAAATGCAGATCCTGGAAGTGGGGTAAGACCTTACCATTTAAAACAATTAATATCGAGTTCTCTCTATAATTATAATGATAAGATTAAAGCCCAATTAACTGATGAAATAAAAAAAATTTTTACCTCTGAAAATCTTCCAAAGCTTAGAACAGAAGCAAGGAAGATGATAAAAAATAACCCTTTGTTTAAAATGTTTGGATTAGATAAAACTATAACAGGACCTTTTCCTAGAGTTATTCAAGGAGTAATAGGGGAAAAACTATGGAAAGATTTTAGAGCTTTTAGACATCCAAGAGTTAATACTTATGAATTATTAAAAGCTTTTGAAGATTTAGTTCCAAAAGAATTTAAAGGAATATTTAAGGAGTCCGCTAGAGCTGTTTTGGATGCCCAACAAAATAAATGGCCAGAGGCAAAGAAAAAATTGGGTATTGCCGATAAAATTGCATGGGATCATAAAATTCCTTCTTCTATCATTGAGAAAGGTTACGCTGATATTATTGAGTATACAAAAGTAAATCCAGTTAACTATGAGTGGAATTCGAGAATTAAAAATGCAAAATTTGATACTCCACTTAATAGATCAATTAAAAAATTTGAGAAAGCTAAAACATTAAGTGCAAAAAAGAAAATTGTTCAAAACATGATCAGTGACAAAAATAAATTTAGTAAAAACTGGGGTGGTTATTTAGATGAAATAGATATTAACTTTAATGAAAAAACAGGTCAACTTAAATTTTCTAGTTCTGCTAAACCATTAGATACAAAAGCAAATACAGTAGAAATGTTAAAAAAAAGTATAAGCCAAATAGAAAAAAAATATAAACCCGTTATTCAAGACAGATTAAATTCAGGAATCCCTATTGATGATATTTTTCAAAGAATAGCAGCTGACTTAAATCTTCCTATGGAACAAATTAAAAATGTAGCAGGAAAAGCTTTAAGAGGCTTGGGTAAAGCAGCAGTGGTTGCAGACCCTATGTTCGCGGCTATGGACGCATCTGAAGCTTTTGGAAAAGGAGCATCTGGAAAAGACACTGCAGAGTATGTAACCAAAAGATTTTTTGAAGGACTAGCAAATTTACCAGACTTAGCTGCTAGTGCTGTTAAATGGGGTAAAGGAAAAATTACAGGAAAAGACACACCATTTGAAACTGGAACTTTGTATGATCCTTTCACTTTTGCACAAGATGCTTTACAACGAGATTTAGATAGAACTCCTGAAAACGTAAAACAAAGAAGAATTGCTGAAATAGAGTTTGATAATACTATATTACCTAATATGACTATGGTTGATGTTATGGAAGAGTCAGCTTCAAAAGAAGATATCGAAATAGCACGAGATACATTTTTAAAAGAAAGGTTAGGAGAAAATTATAAAAACACTCACCCTAAAGAAGGTGAAATAGATATTGAAGAATCAGAAGTTGTTAAAGATAAATATCAACAATGGTTAGCAAGGGGTGGTCGAGTTGGATTTTCCGACGGATCAAAGAGTCCAAATGAGATTTTAGAAGCAATTAAAAAAGAAGCTTTTGAATTAGAAAATAATTGGAACACTGAAAAAAATTGGTGGGAAAATTTAGCAGATGTTGTTGATGTCAGAAACTTTCCTTATTATGCAGATAGAGCAATGAAAGGTGTTTCTAACGTTGCAGAAGTTTCAGCTAAACTTCCTTTTGTTGCAGGAGAACTTATTTCAGACTTAATTCAAAAACCAGGATTTAAAAGAGTACCCCGTGAAACGAGTGATGATGAATTGTCAGAATTATTTATGCAACAGACAGGGCAAGATTATAGATTAAAACCAACTGCTGTCTGGGGCAAAGCTTGGGATAATATTATGCCGGGAACATTTTCAGAAAAACTTGGATTAGATTCTTTAATCTCTGATGAAGAATTAAGAATGCAAGAACAAGGAATGTCACAGTGGCCTCAAATTGCAGGATCAAATATAGAACTAGGAGTAGATGTAACTTTACCATGGGGATATATTGGTGCAGCTAGAAAAGCAAAACAATTAGAAAAAGTAATTGGTAAATATATTGTACCGGGAGCAAATGTTGATAAAAAAGTAAGTGATCTATTAACAGATAAAGGAATGGGTCGAAGAGACTTTATGAAGATAGCTGGAAGTATGGGAGTTATTGGTGCATTAAAAGCTTTAGGATTAGATAAATTATTAAAAGGTGTTACGCGTAACCCGATTCCTGGTCCAATTAAAATGGTTGAAAGATCAACTACTAAGATGCCGCTATGGTTTCCAAAGTTTATAGATAAGGTAAATGAAAAAATGACTTATAAAGGTGATGGTATGTGGGACTTTACAGGTACTGAGGATTTTCTTCCAGGTTTTCATATAGAAAGAGTTGGTGATGATTATTATATCAGTGGTAAAAATGAGTATGATCAAGATTTCCAAATTACATATGAGTCTCCTAAATGGGAAGGTGATGCAGATGGATCATATTATAATCACGGAGAATTTATAGTTGAAGATTCTGTTCCAGTTGGACGTAATCCTGAAGACGTAGATTTTGATGGTGAAGTAGTAGAAGATATTCATGACGTTTTAGGTGGCACTAAAGGAATGGAAGAAATTGCTAAAGGCGAAAAAATTGACGAATTGACCAGAGGAGAAAATAAAGTAATAGAAGCAGAAGTAAGAGCAGAGCAATCTTATGATATGGCAAGAGATGAAGGGTATTTTGATGACGTCGAATAAAATGATAAAACCTAAACGATTAACTAAGACAATTCCCCCTTTAAAAGGACCAGTTCCTCAAGGTTTGCCTTATGGGAAAAAACCTGTTATACAAACGAGTGGATTAAATAATGGCAGAAAAACAAGAAGATAAAAAATTTTCGCCTATGGATAAGGCGCTACCTAATATTCAAAATTTGGATATTGATAGAGATGATGCTGCGCCTGAAATAGACGTTGCTGTTGATGAACAAATTACAACAGAAGGACCAGCAGTTACAGAATTAGCTGATGGTGGAGTAGAAGTTAATTTTGATCCAAATGAAATAGCACCAGGAAATCCTGATGATCATCATGCTAACTTAGCAGATTTACTTCCTGATAATATTTTAGGACCTTTGGCATCTGATCTATATGAAAAACATATGGACTATAAAATGTCCAGAAAAGATTGGGAGAATACTTATATTGAAGGGCTTGACTTACTTGGATTTAAGTATCAACAAAGAACACAACCATTTCAAGGAGCTTCAGGTGCAACACACCCAGTATTAGCAGAAGCAGTCACACAATTTCAAGCACAAGCTTATAAAGAATTACTACCAGCAGATGGACCTGTAAGAACTCAAATTTTAGGAGTTCCTAATCCACAAAAAGATCAACAATCAAAACGTGTTAAAAATTATATGAACTATGTTTTGATGAATGAAATGGAAGGGTACGATGAAGATTTTGATAAAATGTTATTTTATCTTCCACTAGCTGGTTCAACATTTAAAAAAGTTTTTTATGATTCAGTTAAACAAAAAGCTGTTTCTCAATTTGTTCAAGCAGATGATTTATTAGTTCCTTATAGTGCAACTAATATTGAAGATGCTGAATGTGTTATTCACGTTTTAAAAATGTCTGGGAATGAAATTAAGAAACAACAATATGCAGGATTTTATAGAGATGTAGAATTAGGATCACCACAAATGTGGGAAGATCCTTTAAAACAAAAAGAAAGAGAATTAGATGGGCAGAAGAAAACTAAACCTGAAGATATTTACACTTTGTTTGAGTGTCATACAAATTTGGACCTGGAGGGCTTCGAAGACATTAATCCACAAACTGGAGAACCTACAGGTATCAAACTACCTTATATCGTAACCATCGATGCAGGTAGCCGTACAGTTCTTTCTATTAGAAGGAACTATGCGCCCAACGATCCGACTAAAAAGAAAACCAAATATTTTGTCCATTTCAAATTTCTGCCTGGACTTGGTTTTTATGGCTTCGGATTAATACACATGATTGGCGGATTGAGCAGAACTGCAACAGTTGCTCTCCGCCAATTATTAGATGCTGGTACACTATCTAATTTACCAGCTGGATTTAAAATGAGAGGTATCAGAATTAGAGATGATGCCGCTCCTTTACAACCAGGAGAATGGAGAGACGTTGATGCTCCTGGTGGAAGTTTAAAAGATTCATTTATGAATTTGCCGTACAAAGAACCTTCTCCAGTTCTTTTTCAATTACTTGGAACAGTAGTAGCGGCAGGACAAAGATTTGCATCCATTGCTGATATGCAAGTTGGTGATGGAAACCAAAGCGCTGCAGTTGGAACAACTGTAGCTTTATTAGAACGAGGCTCTAGAGTTATGAGTGCAATCCATAAAAGATTGTACGCTTCTCTTAAAGAAGAGTTTCAATTACTTGCAAACATTTTTGCTACTTCTCTACCACCAGAATATCCTTACGATGTTGTTGGTGCACAGAGAACTATCAAGGCAGCTGACTTTGACGCTAGGATTGATATACTTCCTGTTGCGGACCCGAATATATTTTCACAAACGCAACGAATAAGCATGGCGCAAACTGAATTACAGTTGGCTATGTCTAACCCACAAATGCACAACTTATATGAAGCATATAGAACTATGTATACAGCATTAGGAGTGAAAGATATCGATAGAGTCTTACCACCACCTAAACCACCTATGCCGAAAGATCCGGCGTTAGAGCACATTGATGCTTTAGCAATGAAACCTTTCCAAGCATACATTGGTCAAGATCATAGAGCACACGTTAGTGCGCACTTACATTTTATGGCTTTAAACATGGTTCGTAATAATCCTACCGTCATGGCTGCAATGGAGAAAAATATTTTAGAACACATTTCATTAATGGCACAAGAACAAGTACAAATGGAATTCAAAGAAGAGTTTGCTAAGATTCAACAAATTCAACAGATGATGCAACAGAATCCACAAGCACAGCAACAGTTAGAACCTATTATGGTTGAGCTAACTCAAAAGATAGAAGCAAGAAAAGCTGTTTTGATTGCTGAGTTTATGGAAGAGTTTATGAAGGAAGAGAAAACTATTACTTCTCAATTCGATCATGATCCATTATTAAAATTAAAAGCTAGAGAAGTTGACCTAAAAGCTATGGATACTGTAAGAAAACAAGAAGAAATGGAACAAAGAAAAGCAGTAGAACAAGCTAAAATACTATCTAGAGAAGGTATTGAAGGAGAGAAGCTTGATCAAAACGAAGAATTAGCTATACTACGAGCTGATACATCTTTAACGAAACAACATATGGCTGATGTTACTAAAATGGACATTGCTCATTTAAAACGTAAAGATGTTAAAACCCTAAAAGGTCCAAAATCTTAGGAGGATATATGGCAAAGAACGGTAAAGAACCATTCTACAAAGG